TGTCCGCATTGTGCGACGTAGGCTATACTCTTTGCCACCTATCTTTACCGTCGGTGATGGCATTCTAACCTCCTATTAGGTCGTGTAGCCAGGAATCATCGTAACTGGCCCCGAAATCTGAATCTCGACCTTAGCTGCGATTGCGTCTTCGACAGGCGCGCCAGGGGTTATCGTAGTCACAAATCCGTCGAATGTGAATTCGCACGAGACTTCTTCTGGATAGATAACTTTCCACCCAACTTTGTCGCCTGACTCATATAGCGCTACTAGGTATTGGTGAACCTCGTTATTCGGGTCGAAGATAACTTCGACGTCGAATTTGTCCGTGTCCTTGAGTCCAGAGATATACTCTTTGGACTTTTCAGGACTATCGTGCGTCGTCACATCGACCTTGTCGGCAGCGCCGAATGGCACCTCGAAATCCTTGAGAGACGGGATGTCGAGATATTCCCCATCGCTTTCCACCTGCAATTTAGTTCCATATCCAAGAGCTTTTACTGCCATTTTTGTTTCCTCCTATTCACTGTCAAATCTTTTGCATTGTCAAAGCCCGCGCACTGGGCGGGTCAGTCTTTTCCGAACTTGGCGACAATCTCCATCGTCGCCTTATAAACCTTTGTCTGCGGCTCAAATGTATCAAAAATATACTGCGACGAGTAATAGACGCCATCTTCTGTCCCGTCGAACTCGTCCTCAATGCCCTCTGCAAGGTTTCGCATTTCCGCGGCGCTTTCTGTCAGCACATCAATTTGAAACCTTGTTGACTGCACTTTGCCGCCGTCGTGCATTTTCTCCGTGCTAGATGACACGCGATATACGACGAGCGACGGAAGCGAAACTCTATCTGGAAGCCAGTCCGAATAGACGTTCGAATTTATGCTCTTTAGTTTGGCGATTACCTCATCGTCTATCATGTCGCAGCTACTGCCTTCCTCATGTCGTCTTTAACTTTCTTTTGCCAGCCGCTGCTATCGACGGCAGGTCGCATAAACGGGTGCGCTGGCATTTTGCCAACCGACTTGCCATTCGATTGGTGGCGCTCCATCGTCCCATATTCAACAAGGTGACCGTGACGCGCGCCTTTGTCGTATGGCGTGACTATGCGCTCTTTTGGGTTGCGTCTGCTTTTCTCCCAATGTATGGCTTTTTTTAGCGCCCCTGTTCTAGCTGGCGCGTAGCCTCTCGCGGCGTCGGCGATTATCTTTGCCGCTTCGTCAAGCGATTTGTCGAGCTGCTCTTCGATTATCTTGCCAGCAACCGCGAATCTTGCGTTTATCTGCTCAACGCCAGTTACATATGCACCAGCCATCAGAAAACCTCCATCGCCAGTATCTGCGTGTATCCATTGCCAATCTCTGAAACCGAATATACTCGAAACTCTCTGCTGCCGTATTTGATTCTGTCCCTCGGCGTCACGTCAGTTTCGCGCATAATAATCTTATGCGTCAGCTCTGGCGAGATGTTTTTTGCCTCGTAAAGCTCTTTGCCGCTGAGTGTTTGCAGGCTTCCCCATCTGGTTGTCTCGCTCCAACTAGCTACTGCGTCGCCAGAGCTATCTGATGTAAACGTTCCTCGCATGATTGTGAGCCGCCTGTCCATAAGCCCAGGGTTCATACTATCCGCTCCTTAACCATCGTTATAAGCGCGTTCGCGGTATATGGCAGTTCGAAATTCTTTGCTCGGTCAATTGATATGCGATTCTCATACCATAGCGCCACGATGTATTTGATAGCCTGCTTAGCCATCTCTGGACATTCGTCCTCGCCATAGCCAGCGGTAAACGTTATAGCTACTGGCTCGCCGTCGTCGAGTATATCAGACGGAAACGAGCAGCCATAATCCAGTATGATTCGGTTGTCAGCCAGGTGATAATCGTCGAAATCCTTTTCTGTTCCGTCAGCTAGTCGATACGTAATTGACTCAACGTCGGTCGCTGGATAAAGCGGAAGCGTGATTGACAAATCCGATAGCGGAAAGTTCTTGAGCTTATATAGCCACGTGGATTCGGCGAGTATAAGGTTTGTCGCTCGCTCTACATAGTCACGTGCGGCAACGCCGAGCGACGCGATAAATTCGTCGTCCTCGTTATGCTCAACGCGAAGATAGCTTTTAAGTTCGTCAGTAGTTACTGGCTCAATCAGTGCGTCTGTCTGTCGATGTAGCGACACGTTCGCCTCCCATTAAGTTTGCGCCCCTCCTCGATTACTGGCTCGGCGACACCATGCTTGATGAGCTTCAATGCCTTGCCGATATCAAGCTGGACTTCCTCGCCACGCTCGTATTCGCTGTTTGCTCTAACTATCGTTACTAGCATTCGTCTTCCCCCCGAGGGGGGCGAGAGGCACTTACGTCCCCTCGCCCTTATTACAACTGCCTTCTATCAGGTTGAATATGCGCCGAGCTGGACGAATGGAGAAACTTCAGTCTCGCCATCCTCTAGCAGGACTGGCGCCAGCAACCCAGGCTTACCGTCAACACTCTTGAAGATTTTGATGACGGTCTCGTTATTCAGAAAATACACATGCTCGGAAACCGCTATCGAAAGCGGACGTCCATCCTGAATGAGATACGCCTTCGGGTCGATGAGAAGCAGGTCGCCGTCGTTACCGAGGGTCGGCACACGCTCCGAGAGCATTACTGGAATTCCAGCGAGCGTTCCAGGGAATCCCTGAGCGGCATTCGGCACCCAGACGAGATGACCTTCGCTGTCTTCCATTGTCATCAGTGCAGGAAGCGCGCTTATGCTAGCAACGAATATCCGATTGGTGCCGATTGAGCTACCAACCATGTTAGCGATATCCGTGTAGCATATGCTGCCATCAGTGGTGCGCGGAATTTCCAACGTTGCCGCGTTGCCGATTATGCCAGTTGGCTGGGTTGTGCCAACGCCTTGGAGAAATGCAGTCTCCTCGGCGGACACTATCGCGCGAGCGAGCAGGTCGCGAAGCACTGCCTCAACCTGCGGAGCATTCGCAAGCAGCTTGTCGGTTACAACTACGTGCGCAGCCAGCTCGAAAGGCTCGAGCTTTATTTCGGTGAGCGTCGCGTCAGTCTGCGGCTTGGTGTCTGCTTCGCCAATCCAGCTTACCGATACGCCAGCGTTTCTGCCGCCGCTGTAATCCAGGCACGGTATATGATTCACCGCGTCTGGCTGGTCGCCAGGTGGAATTACGGTAGCGCGTGGGCGGATGATAGCCGACTCGGCAGCCACGGCGTCTATCATAGCCGAGAATTTCTCTGGAACTAGATATCCGCCTTTTGCGGGCGTCCCCATCGACTGCTCGGAAGCGTCTCTCTTGAGGCGCGAATCCGATGGGTTCGTCGCAACCGTCTTGATGAATTCGCCGAGAGAGCGAAATTCGCCATCGCCTTCAGGCGGTGCTGGCGTTTGGTTCTTCAGCTCAAGGCTCTGGATTTTCTCCTCTGCCTCAATCTTGAAACCAAGGCTGTCAATGTTATCCATCGTCTCGCGGAATTCTTTCTCTTCGGCTTCCGAGAAATTGCGATTCTCTTTCTCTGCAGCCTCGAGCATTGCCTTCGACCGCTCGAGAAGCTCGTTGCGGTCTCTCTTGAGTTTGTCTATATCAATCATTCTAACCTCCTAAAATCGTTTGACTAACTCTAGCCAGTTGCTAATGTTGTTCGCTCGCTCAATCACTGGTTTCGCGGGCGGGTCGTAAATCGAAAGCATGAAACTTCTGCTTACGCCGACACTTGTTTGCGGGTAAGCAGGATATGCTACTGGTGAGACATCGAACAGCGAAGCCTTAACAATCTCGCGTTCGGTGAAACTATCATTCCATTTTTCTTCGTCAATCATGAAGCCGAATGACATCTGATTGACATAGCCGTTCTCAATGAGCGTCAAGGCGTCATGCGCTATGCTGGTGTCGGGAAGCGTTATCTCACAGTAGAGACCGTCATTGCGCTCGTCAAGTAAAAGCGTATCGTTTTTTGTCCTTCCGAGAACGTAGTTGCTATCGTGGTTCCAGAGTGCGCATACGTCATCGCCGCGCTTGAGAGACTCCGTAAATGCGCCTGGCTTTATCGTCTCCGTGTAGCCACCAAGGTCTTCGCTGCGCTTGTTAAATACTGCCGCATAGCCGACAAGTTTAGGCATTCCGCTATCCATTGGTTCGGCGCGCATTTGCATTTCGCACGAGCGAACCTCACGGGCAGAATCAAGCGATTTGAACTCTGGAGGTTCCTTGTCGAAATCTGCGTAATGCTTGGCAATATGGTTATAACAACCTTTGCGATATTGGTCAGGTATGTTCACGCCACCGCGCGCGCCTAGCAGGGCTCCCATGCAACCAGCAACCCCGCGCCATACTGTGTAATAATCTTTCTGCCTGTGGTGAGGCAGGCTATATGACGACTTAACATCGGGGTCTTCACTGCGATAGAATGTGCACATAATTTTCAAGTCTTCGACATCTGCCGCCGCGACCTCTCGCGGTCCATCCCATGGAGCGTCTTCTTCTGCTAGTGGATACTTTTTATATGGTATTACTGTCATGTTAACCTCCCTTATGCTGGCAAAATCGAGCACGCACAGCCTGGGTGTAATGGCGGGTATGTAATGTTATGGTCTGGCGTCATGGTTTCGCCGCCAGCCTCGACCCCCTTCCCGTAGCTCC